TTTTCAATTAAGTGGTTTATCCAAACCATCAAAGCTTCTGGTTCCCTAGTTCCCACATGCCAACCTGTGGCATAGGCTTTCTTTTCCAATTGCCAACGGGAAACACCATTTGGAGTAACCCGAATTGTTGACGTTGCGGGTTTGATTTTATTGGGTTCTTGCTGCTGAATAAACCAGGTTAAACTGTTTTCAATGTCAGGTGAGTGTTTGGTGTCGGTTGTTGACAAGGTGTATCTGATGGTCAGGATTTTCCCAGTCAAATCAACACCTTGAATGAAGGGTTGACCATCAGTCAATGGATTCCAAGTGGTTCCACCGTCAATGCTGTATTCAAATGCTACAGAAGTGCTAGCATCACCATTGTTCGTCGGTAATTCTACAAGCGAAGTTTCAGCAAACCCAATGTCATTCACGTCAACACTAGACAGGGTTACAGTCTCAGAGGCTTTATAACCGGAAACAAGGTTGACATCAAGCCTATCAACAGACGGTGTGATAGAAACATCAGTTGTTTCCAATGTCACCTTGTAGCGTAAACGAGCATTGCTCAAATCAGTTGTTTGGTCAATTCCCGGAATGCTTCCTCCATTAGTTGCTTCAACGTATCCACCCCAAGTGTTACCACCATCAAGGGAAAGCTGAGTTTCCACTTTAACAGAAGTTCCAGCGGGAACAGATTGGTTAACCCATGAAATTGAAGTGGAAGCAGCTTTTCCAACTTGACTGATGTTCAAGGTTGGAGATTCTCTATGACCGGAAGTATAGTAACCACTTTTTATACTAAGTTGGATGCTTGTAAAGTAAAGGTTGGCTCCAGGGTCCGGGGTTTCCATGTATCCTTTGATTTTTATTTCAGTATTGCTTACATCTGTTCCCTTTGGAATAATCGGTTCTCCAGTAAAACCAACCCAACCTTGTTCAACACCATCTACTTTTAGTTGATAATACAAGTAAACATTAGCATCATCAACAACTGTTCCACCAACAGAACCATTTAAAGTTGCTTCTTCTACAATTCCAACACTACTTAAAGGGATGTAGGGAGTCTCCCATTCACCAGAATAAAGCCCGTTAGAAGGAGGGGCACCTTTATTGTAACCAAAGTCAATGTAAACATGGTCAATGTCAAAGTCACCACGTCCACCATCCGTGATGAAAAATTGGATTTGGTTTACCGTAGAAGAAGCGTTCTTGTTGGCAGTGGCAACTTGTACACCGTTTTTGTAAAGGGTTGCTGTGTTTCCATCAGATACAAACCGATACCAAACCCAAGTGTTTGTGTTATCAGTTAAGTTGAAAGTAAACCCCGTTCCTGCACCATTTTCAAACAACAATTGAACATTAGTTGTGTTACGACCACGAAACCGGAAATCCATGGTTGCGGGAAAACTGACGGTCATTTTTCCGTCACAGTCAATTCCAAAGCTTCCACTTACAGGAGAACCATTGTCTTTAATGGTGACAAAGCCACTTCCTTGGATGACTTGGCCTGAACTTCCTTGTATTCTCCAGTTAGTAGTATAGTTAGACATGTTATCAGAAATTTCCCAAGTGGGGACAACAAGATGGAGGTATCCATCAGATTGTCCTTGCATGTTGGTTCTAATGTTGTTAGCGTCATTCCATTCTGCTTGGGTGTCCCAAATCTGTTCGTAATTAGTTCCAGCCCTTGCAAGCTGTAAGTAATCATTTGAAACTTCTTGTGTTCCGTTATGTGTTCCAGACTCCCAATCTGTATTCACCGTATGGGAATAATCAGTCCCCTCTTTATCAAGGGTTGTTTTAGTTAATGTTTCCGTCTTTTTATGCTCAACGGTTGCAGAACCACCAATTGTGCTAAGGTAATAATCAGAACCAACTTCCACAGAAACTTCTTCTTGTGCAGGTGCAGAAGCAGTATTTAAAAGGTTGGTGGTTCCTTCTTCAACCAAAGCAGCTTGCCCGAATTTCCCTGCTTTGTAAACGGGATAGTTTTCCGTTACTTGGGTTCCATCTTCCCGGTATCTGATACCAGTTCGGGAAAAGACAGCATCAGGAGAACCAATCCTTTGCATTTTGGTTTCTCCAAAAGCGTAGGGGTCCGGTGCAATGAATTTGATGGTTCCAAAACCGTATTCAAGGATTTCATCAAGGTCAAGATTTTCCACACAAACAGCTTCATAATACAATCCGGGTTCATCGTCAAATTCAAGTTTTCTCAAATCCTCTTGTTTCAACCATGCATTTGCTCTTCTGATTTTCTGCCACAAATCTTGGCGGTTGGTTCCTTGAATAAACACTTCAAATTCAATTTCATAAATTCCGGTTTGGACACCAAAAAAGTAAACACCAGGTTTATCCCTTAATTCCTGCAAAATTGGGGAAGAGGGTGCAGCCATGTCCCTCTTCACCAGCAGGACTTTATTAAAATATTCAGTGGCATGTTTTCCATCGAAGCTGAACATGACTGCATCACCTCACCCTTCCTCTTGCCCTTAATTGTCGTTGTTGCCTATTGAAAAGTTCCCTTGCAATTGCATCAATGTCGGCTTCCTTTCTTACATTAAACGTGTTGCCAGTTATCAAAATTCCTCCACCAGAAACAGAAGCATCTTGAACAGCAATGTCAGTGCTTGCCATACCAACATAACTAGGTCTAATTGTCGGACTTGTACTCATAGTGCTTAATGCCGACAATTCCCCAGCAGCCATTCTAACCGTTTTGGCAACCTTGGGGATGTTCTTTTGAATACCTTCAGCAAACATATTCATGAAATTGGGTGCCCACTTATCAGAATCACTTGCTGGGCCTTCTTCCGTCGGAGAAGAGAATCCCAAATAGCTTTTCACTTTGGCTGCAACATTTTTAGCAGCGGAAATGACTGAACCAATTCTAGACATGATTCCCTTGGCAAACATGGTTAGCAGATTCTTACCCCAAGACAGTGCTTGAGAAGCCAAACCACTCAAGTAAGATTTAATTCTTGAAACGGCATTACTTACATAATTGACAGCAGTGTTAAAACCATTGCTAATGTAGCTTTTGACTTTATTTATTGCATTTGAAATGGTGCTAGTAATTGAGGAAAACCGGGAAGAAATCCAGCTCCAAATTTTACTGAGGAAGCTGGAAGTTGCGCTTGAAATTTTGTCCCAAGCACCTTTAATTAGGCTGAATGATTTGCCTCCAAAGGTGGAAATGAGTTTGACTATTTTCCCGACGGCCCAAAGTTGAACCAAGTTCCAAATCAGTTGCCAAGCGGCTTTTAATAGCTTGACAATGGAATTCCACAAACCCTTCCAGTTTCCGGTTAAGAGGTTCGCGAAAATATCAATAATGGATAAAATGATGTCAATGGCAGCGGAAATGACACCTTTGATGTTTTCCCAAGTGGAAACAATCAAAACTTTAACTGCTGGCCAAATGAATTTCATAATTGACCAAATAATATCTGCTGCAGTACGAATAATGGTGCTTATAAAATTCCACACATTCTTTACTGCTTGGATAATGGTGGGTCCAGATTGCGACCACCAATTCTTTATTTTCTCCCATTGTTGAACAATAAAGTCAACCACGGCTTGGGCAGCAGGCTTCAAAAAATTGACTACTGCTTGGAAAGTGGCTTTAAGATTTGCCCATGCTTGATTGACATATTCTCTAAACCATCCAAACTTGTTATAGGCATAGACAAGGGCAGCACCTAAAGCAAAAATTCCAGCTATAATAGCGACAGCAATACCAATAATAGAAGCTAGAGTTCCTGCTGCAATTCCAGTAGCAGCGGCAAGAACGCCAAATCCAGCAGCAACAAAGGCAATGATGGAACCAATGATAAGAATTAAGGAAACAACTGCAGCGAAAACAGCGACAAATGTTTTAACGGGTCCGGGAAGGGCATTAAATGCATTTATCAGGCGGGTTAAAGCTTCTGCAACTGCTCTGACTGCTGGTGTAAGTGCTTCTCCGATACTGATTTGTGCGGTTTCAAACGCCCCCTGAAGTTCCTCTAAAGCACCCTTCAGGTTGTCTTTCATTTTCTTAGCTGCTTCTTGTGCGGCACCAGAAGAGTTTTCAAAAGCCGTTGTCAATTTGTTTAGTGCTTTTGGTCCTCTGTCAACCACTGCAAGCATTCCCGACATGGCTTCAGTACCAAAAATTTGTGCGGCTGCTGCTGTTCTAGTTTCTCCACTGACTTTGCCCATTGCTATCATGATTTCGTTTAATAATTGGGGTGCAGGCTTCATTTTACCTTGGGCATCAGTCATGCTTACCCCAATAGCTGCCAAACCCTTTTTCACTTCTGAAGTTGGTTTAACTAACCTAGTCAATGCCATTCTAAGGGTTGTTCCGGCTTGGCTGCCTTTGATTCCAGCATCAGCCATGACGGCAGTCATAGCAGCCAATTCTTCCATGGAAAACCCTAATTGTTTTGCGACTGGTGCAGCATATTTGAAGGTGTACCCTAAATCATCCACTGAAGCAGCCGAACGGTTTGCAGCCATGGCCATAATATCTGCAACCCTAGCAGCTTCACTAGCCTCCAAACCAAATCCATTCAAAGCAGCAGCGACAACTTCCGAAACAATGGCCAAATCTTCACCAGAAGCTTCAGCAGCAGCAATAACTCCAGGCATGGCAGCAATGACTTCATTGGTTTCAAATCCTGCTGCCGCCATTAATTCCATCCCTTCAGCTACTTCAGTAGCAGACAAGGAAGTTGATGCACCTAATTGCAGTGCAGTTTCCTTTAATCTTTCTAAGTCTTTGCCAGTTGCTCCAGCAATAGCACCAACCCGGTCAATTTGCGCTTCAAAGTCCATGGATTTTTTGACAGCCATACCAAGCCCCACAGCAACGGCACCACCAATAGCACCAAAAGCAACCCCAACAGTGGTACCTAATTCCTGCAGTCTATATCCAGTTGAACGAATTTGCGATTCTGCTTTTGCTAGGGAAGCAGTTAAGCCCGAAATATCAGCCGTAAATCTTGCACTAACTTCAGCTATCGCCATTGACTCACCCCCTTCCCTTACTCAAATCCAAACGATTTCTTCAAGTCATCCAATTTTTTACGTTTTTCCTCTGCAGTTAATGGTTTCTTTTCTGCTTTTTCTCCCTTGTTCTTCTTGCCCAGTAATTCTTCAGGGTTTTTAATCTTTTTCTTCAGATTTCCACAAGCATTCATAATGTTAGCAGCATGCCATGCGGTTAAGTATCTAAGGTTTTCCCAATATCGTTCTTCATCCTCAAGCTTGCCTTCAAGCATCAAATTAAATTCGGAAGGGGTTAGCTTCCAAAACTCATCAGGAAGCAACCCCAATTTTCCATAAGCAAGCTTTTGAATCTCTTCCCAATCCGTTTCAGCGTTTTCTTTTGTTACTTTCCCAGTTCATCACCTTTCTTCTGGACTCCAAGGGCAGCTTCAACGGCCTTAACTACAGCATTAGTAACTTCTTCAAGGGATTCAGCTTCATCAATCAAGTTACCAACTTCCTCAATAGTCAAGTCGGGACTTTCATGAAGCAAACCAGCCCAAACCAAAGCGCGAAGGTCTTTCATCTTGAATCCTTTTTCTTGCAATTCAGAAAGTGGGCGGCCCAAAGCTTCTTCAAGTTCGCAGAAAGCATTAAAGGTAAATTTCAATTTGCGCTGCTTATCCAACTTAATGGCAACTGCTTTATTTTTCTTAGCCATAATAAAACCACCCCTTTATTCTATTAGGCACCAGTACCAATGTTCAGCGGTCCACGTCCCACCAGGGTCAAGGAGAAAGAAGCACCATCATCTTGCGGGAACTCCAACGGGAATTCAGTGATGATTACTTCTCCAGAATAGGTTTTACCGGAGGGGAAGCGAAGTTCCACTTTCAGCGTTTGACGATTTTCATAAGCATTTTCAAGAGTGTTAAAAGCTTGGTCACCATCTACAATAAAACCATCACATTCAATGGACCAAGTTTTGCGACCAGTCAGATAATCTCCATAAGCACCACTGGTTTTGTCAGAAACGTCAATTTCTTCAGCCTCACGGTTCAAAGTAGCATCACCCTGCCCACCGAGAACCACATAGTTAGGGGCAGTTCCCGTGGTGTCCGTGTCAACATACAAAAGCACGTCAATACCAGGAACTTTGTCATTAGCCATAATAACCAGCCTCCTTTTATTCAGCATCGGTAATTAAATTGCAATTGATTGAATATTGCGTCCTCCCATTTTCGTCTTTGCCAATGTAAAGAGGTTGATTGGCAAAGCATTGAATAACGTAGGTACTTCCAACCAAGAATCTAGTTTTCACTCTCAAATCCTGGTAGATTTCCCAAGCTTTGGCTTCTGCTGCTGAAGCACTTTCATTTCTAAGGAGGATTTGAATATTAAGGCGGTTGATGTGTCTTGATTCAGTTGCACCCGGTGTAATACGAACCATGGCACAATTGTTCTCTGATTGTGTGTAAAACTCATTGCTGTATGTCGGAATAGAAAAACTATTCTGAACAAAATTTCTAAGCTCTTCCACCCTCATGGTTCCACCTCCTTAGTCAAGTGCTTCTAAAGCAGCAGCCAATTGTTCATTAACATGTTTTGCATAGGTTACTTGTTCGCCCATCAATGGGCGTTCCAAGTACTTGGGACCAACTTCATATCTTGTACCAGACATTCCAACTCCACCAGGCTTTTGCAAAGAACCAGGGCCTAAGTTATAACTCCCTTCATGCATTTTAAGGGCATAATTAAATCCATCATTTACAGCATAATAAGAAACTTCTGCATGCCCACTAGTTGCAGAAGTGGAAACCTTTTTGTTCCAACCCTTGGTGTCCAAATAACCAGTATCATGAGGAGCAGCCCCGGAAGAAGCCCTAACCAGGTCATCACCAATGTCATGGAGGGCTTCATTCAAAGTGGCTTGAACAACCCCCGGAGCAGCCAACAGTTTTGACGTGTCAATGTCCACCTTCACCTTGGTTTTCATCTTAAACTCACCTTCCTGAGGATTACCTTTCCACCAAAGTCTTTAACAGCTTTAATAGCCAAAGGTTCCCCAGATACTTGAAAACCACTGGAATCAGTAAAGTCAATTTTGTCACCATAGTTAACAATGACATTGGGAGGAAAATAAATGGTGTATCTTGCAGCAATCTCTTCCCCGTTTTGACTAACCACCACCTTGGTTTGTTCAGAAATTCGGCCCTTAGTCTCAAAAGGCTCACCATAAATTGGCTCACCCCAACCATTGATTCCTTCAATTTTGGTGACAGTGATTTTGTCTTTCATAGGAATCCACGCCATTTAAATCACCGTCCAAAGTTCATTGGGGTTGTATCCAGTTGCAAATTCAACCTTTTGAATGGCTTTAGGGCTTATTTTGGGTGGTGGTGAAGAAACAGAAATAGAAATGCCTTCAACTGTTATGTTGGTTACTCCCATTTCAGCCTTTTGCAAAGCTTCATCAATTCGGAGCAACCAAAGGGCTTGTTCATAAATTGCTTCATCGGGAAGGGGATTTTCAACCATGTCAAAATCAGTGAAGTATTCATACAAGTCCTTTTCGGCTTGGTTCAGGGCTTTGGTTTGGCGGGTCTCATCAGCTTCATCCCAAGCTTCAGAATGAAGAACGTAAGTGTCAAAATATTGTTGAGCATCAGTGAGGGTTACCTGTTGGGGCATAGGTAATCACCTCACTTTTTGGCTTTTGCTTTTGTTTTCTTAGTCATTTTCTTTTCAGGGTTTTCTTCTTTGGTTTCTTCCTTACTCTCTTCTTTCTTTACTTCCGGTTTGTCAATTCGTTCAATTCCCGGTTTTTCTTCAAGAAGTTTAATCAATTCCTCATCGTCAACATTGGCGATTCCTTGGAAGAAATCTACTTTCTTTTCCCCAAAGTGTATCGTCAAAAATGCGTGTTTGCTTTTAAATTGAGCCATTTAATAAACACCCCCTAAACAAGATAGAGGAAAAGGGCACCCAAATGGATGCCCTAATTCATTACTTCAGGTTCACAATTTTGGCATGGGCTTTTTCTTGTTTGAATTCCAGGGTATATTCACCCAGAAGCTGACCACGAATGAAGTCACCCTGTTTACCCAGGAATTCATGAGAGAAAGAACGGTCACCCAAAGGACGAACAGCAATCCGGTTCAAATCAACAATAAAGATTTCGTTGCTGCGAAGGTTGTCGTTCAGAACAACAGGGAATTCACCAAAATCGGAAATAACCGTATCCACCACACGGCCTTCAATTTTGTCACCAACACCATAGCGCACTTTATCTTCACCAAGTTTGGCAATAGCACGCTTTTGGGCAGCGGGAACCATAATAACATGTTGGCTCATGGTTTTGAATCCACCAGCAGCATAGATTTTTTGCAAGGCATTATTCAGCATGTCATAGGTAATATCAGCACCTTGACCATCTTCAATGTTGGAAACAATGTAATTACGGATACCTTTCATATACCGTTTCAATCCATTATTCACCCCAGGACCAGCAATCATGGCTTTTTCCAGTTGCAAAGCCAATTCAGATTGCTTATGCAGCCGTTGCCGTTCATACTCATCATCCACCCCGTATTGCGCAACAGCCATGGTGGAACCAGACACGTCAATGGTGTCATCGAAAATTTGAGTATAGTTTTCAACAATCTTCCGTTGCTTAGCGCGGGCTTCACGGGCAACAGCACCTTCTTCAGCCTCGTTGTAAAGGATTTCCACAACGGCATCCTGAGCATGAGCAGCGGCAGTGCTTCCCAGGTAACCACGGGTAACCGTCACATCATTCCCGTTAACAGCCGTAACCAGCATGTATTCGTCTTCCACCTGAATCACATGCTGAGGGCGGAAAATAGAACCATCAGCAACCGTCAGAGTGGTGACCACATTATCCACGGCAGCCGTCAGCTTGGTTTCATAAGCAAACATTTCATCTTCAACCCATTCATGCTTCGTGTTATATACGGGTTCACCAAACCCAACCAAGGACAACAGCGGAATTTGGTGCGGGCTAAGCAGAAGAATCTCATCCACCACAGATTCTTTTTTACCAACAATCAGAGTAGTATTTTGTTGCGCCATAATAATCATCCTCCTTAGTTATATTGGTTAATTTAGTCAAATAGGTTATTTATTAAGTTCGCGCTTCAAGCGCGAATACTCCCTAACGTCTTCCGGTCTACCAGTACGTTTGGCTTTTTCATAAGCTTCTTTCAAAAGTTGTTCCTTAGATTTTTCCACGCGGTTAGCAGGATTGGTGGGAGAACCTACAGGAACCTTGGGCTGCTGTTTTTGAGCAACCAAGAAGGGGTTTTGTTCCACCAAGTTTTTAACCAAATCATCCAACCCTTCAATTTCTCCATTTTCGTCAATATTAAGCGCAAAAAGTTCTTCCTTAACCAATTTCATGGCAGCGTCAAGGTATTCAATGTTATGCTCTTTTGCTTTTTCCTTGAATTTGGTTTCAATCTTCTCAGTACGGTATTTGTTTTTGAATTCTTCAAATTCTTTAGAAAGCTTGTCGTACTCTTCAGCTTTCTTTTTAATCTCTTCACTACCAGTCATCAATTCCTCAATTTGTTTATTGAGTTCCTGAATTTTGGCCTCAAACTTCTCTTTCGTTCTGTTCACCCTGTCGCCTACAATCGCATTCAGTTCAGATTGGGTGAACATTCTTTCTTGTTCTTGTCCTCCCGTAGGACGATTTTGATAACCGGGATTTTGGTTTTGCGGTTGTTGTTCCCCTTGTTGGGGTTGTTGTTGCGTGTTTTGTTCTTCCATATCAATCATCCTCCTTTTACCTTGCTTAACGGGGCAAGTTCCCGAAAACCGCAGCAGCTTTTAACGTCTTCACCGCGTGTTGGACATGGGATTAATTAGTTAATGACTTGCTCATCTTGTACAACTAGCAACCTTGTAATTGGTTGGTCTTGGGTTCCATCACTTTGGTTGTGATACCAAATTCCAAAGAAAACCTCTCCACCAAAGTGAAGATTTTTCATTTGCGTATTCATAGCTGCCAAATCAGACGGATAAACATAATTAACCTTGTCCAGAGACGGACGGACGATTGTCCCACACTTAATTTCAATTACTTCAGTGGGTGGAACATTGATTTGAACCAAATCAAGGTGGGAATCTTGAGGGTCTTTCCCGTAGTAAATAACCAAAGTATGACTTCCAGTCGTCGCACCAGTTACAGGGGCCACATAAACATGAAGCCCTTCAACTGCCGAAACAAATCCTTCTGGTGCTGGAATTTGTAAATCCAAGCCTTCATTAGCAGCAACAGTTCCCGTATAGGAGTGGTCCAACCACCTAATTGACTTGTTATGTGCCACGGCAGGACGATTATTAGCGTCAGTCGGAAGCACTGCCATGAAATCACCTCCTTCACTTCATATATGTCAGGTCAATAGGTTCTTTGTTTACATCTTTAATTTGTTGTGGAAGAATGTCAGGATTTCTAAATGGATAAATTCCGTGTTGGCAATTGGGGTGGAAAATTCCCGTCATCCTAACTTCTGCCAAAGTGGGATAATCCCCAGGGGCATCATCAGTTAGTTTGACGATTCGATTCTCCCACCTTCTGCAAGCAAGGTGCTTGCTGTTGTGGGCGGAAATGGTTGCATAATAAGCACCACGGGAAAGGGCTTCATTGGTTGTTCCTTCTAAGTGTGCTTGCATTACCTTGGTCCTAACAGCCATTCGCACATAGGCTTCAATGGACCAAACCCTATTTGCCCTATCCCTAATAGCGAAGTTTGCAGCCCTTTCAGCTTCCTTTCTCAGGGCTTGGCTTGCATTCCGAATTTGCTTTCTTCCGGCTTCCCCCTCAACAGCCCTTTGTCTCAATTGCTCACCAACAATTTGCCGAATAATTTTCTTCACTTGGGCTTCAGTATTTTGGGTTAGTTGAAGCAGGTCTTCCATTGTGTCGGCAACTATGGCTTCAACAAATTCCTTGTTCAATCGGTTCTTAGAAATCATGTCAAGTGCTTTGGCGATTGATACAGCCTCACCAATCGAAACAAGGGCAAGGGCAGCACCTTCTTGGTAAGCTTTTGGGATATTCTTTTCAACCCACTCAGCAGCAGTTGCGTCAAGTTCCCTTAATATTTTGATTATTTCTTGCAGAAGCTTCTGACGGTCAATTGCTTTCATGTCCATAGGGGCACGTAAAAGTAAATCCCTAATCCTTTCTGCTCCCCGTTTGTATTCCTCTACCAGTCTTTCAACCTCGTAAATATATTCCTGCTTAGGAATAGGTGGTGGGTTCCACGCCATTATTCACCACCACCTTCTTCACTTTCAGTTGCTTGGTCTTCACTTTCATCTTCCTCTTCCCATTCATTCGTTGTTGCTTCCTCAAGTGGGAATGATGGGTTCATCTGGGGAACCATTCTGGTTTCATCCTCCTGAATGGCTTGAATAATTTGTTCAGCAATCCCATCTTCAACTTCATCAAGCCGTTTAATTGCGTTCTTAACGTCAAGTGTCGGCTTGTCACCAGTACGAATGGCCATGATTTCAGCCTCTTCTTTCTTGTTCTTGGGTAATCCATCTTTCCAGTGAATAATAGGTTCTTCAGGAACAACCCCAGAATCAGGTTCGTTTTTCGCCTTCAATTCCAAAGCAGCTTTCAAAGCATTTTTAAAAGCATGGTCAATATGAACTCTGATTCGTTTCACTTTGGACAAGATGGGCATGAAGCGCGCTTGAATGGCCACTCCATCAGTATGGGAAGTTCCTGTTCCACCTGAATTTTCAGTGATGGTGGTTCCGAACAACCATTGAGGAGTTTCAGCCATTTGGAACAGGATATTAACCAAATAATCCAATTCTTTAAACTGCCCTTCCAAGCGGGAATCAAATTGCATATAACCGGGTTCTGGTTGGTCTTTGTCTAACGGAATATAGCGTCCAGCCCAATTTACCGTTTTATCATTGTTGTTGCTGGTCAGCCTGGGACCATAGGCAGGCGGGTCACCATGCTTCCAAAGGATGTAATCAATTTGAACAAGCCTGTCATTAATAGCCTGAATAACTGATTCAACCTTCTCGATGAAGGAAATTCCTTGCCAATCATCATCAACCGACTTATAAGGAACGTGCCAAATTGGAATGTAGTTTAATTTAGTGGGCACAATATCTTGTTCCAAACCTGTGGAAACCTGCTCTTGAATTCGATACATAGTAATTGGCACGCCATCAATCTTTTGAGTATCCAAGGGAGTTACTCTAAATCGGCTGTACATGATGAATCCAGGAACATGGCGTTCCACGAACAAATAAGGCACTTCCTCTTTCCCTTCCAGCTGCCACTCAATAAAAGCAATATTAATGGCTTTAAACTTGGTTCTATCCCTTGGGGATTCTTCAGGGAAAACAAATTCAGCCGGAACAGATTCAATGATGGGTTCCATTTCTGCTCCTAAAAATTCTTCGACGGAAACACCTTCAGGTAACAATTCCTTGGGTACTTCAGAAAAGTCTTCCCGGTATCCATATCGGACTTTAAGCCAACTATCACCACGGTAACCACCAGCAACAACCAATTCATGACCAAGCTTGTTCAGGCGATTGCGCTTAACAATTTCATTCAAAGTTTGCTTGGTGGGTGAATCATCAGGTTGGCTCAAATCATAAATTGGCGGTTCCCCGAACATCAGGTCAGCAGGTTTGGTTAAAAGAATGTCTTGCAAGTTGCAAGCAATATAAAGGGTTTTCAAATAGGGTTCATGTTTAGTACCCTTAAGCACTTCAGAAGCCCTTTCAAACAATTCTTCCTGTTTACCTTGAAAGTACATCTTTCCTCGTTTATATTTGGCAATGCGCCTAAGTACTTCTTCATTTTCAGAAGGATAAATTCCACCTTCTTGAAATTCGTGATTCAAAACAGGCATGTCAACTTGGGTTTCATTGTTATACATAAATAACATCCACTTCACCTCCTCCCTACATCCACCAGGGTTTATCTTCTATAGTCGCTGGAATACTTTTCTTCGTTACATCCACAATTAAAGCCAATGCGTCAGGGCCATCATCATGATAATTAGTCCCATACAGTTCAAACTGCTCCAAAAGCCTTGCGTGTTTGGAATGGAATTGAATTTTCCCAGTTTGAATGTCGGGCAACATGGCTTCAATTCGCAATTCCTTTCTAGCCTTGTGCTTCACCTCTTGAACCCGGGTGTGTGCAGGATAACCCAGGGCTTGAAGCCGTTCTTTCAAGTAATAGGTAAAAAACTCTTGTGCGGCTTGGGCTTCAGCAGCCACAACGTCAGGTTGGTATTTCAAAATCTTCTGAACACAAACATCAAGAAATTTGTCAGGATGAATCCTTTCGATATAAGATTCAACAACATAAACAACCCCAGTTTTTCTGTGGCGGGCTATCACTTCAATTGCTGAAAAGTCACCCCGTTCCTTACCCATGGCCATATCAATCCCAATACCAAAAACGTAGTTGGCATAATCAAACTTCCTGTCAGGGTTTTCTTTGTCCCAATAGGTGAACTTCTTGGGGTTAAAGACCATGCTTTCATCATCTACAGGATTGTTCATAAATTCAGTGTTAAATGCTTTTGGGCCACGGTCCCATTTGAAGGTATATAGCCTCCACAAGTCTTGGGATTCTGGCCACAAAAGAACAGCGCCTTTTTCCATTTCCTCTTTGTGTTCCTGATAAAAAGACCAAGCTTTATCTTGTCTATCAGGGTCATCATAGTTTTGGTAAATTTCCCGGCACTGTTCCCACAAATCTTCCCTTTCAGGAGGCTTAATAATTGCCCTGTATATTTTAGATTTGAAATCTGTTCTTCTGTGAAGAAGGTCCATCAAAAGGGAATCATAATGGACAGTGGTTCCCATCACTACAATTGCAGTTTTCTTACCCTTTGGGTCACCCAAGGGAAGCACAACTGAGTTAAACCAATCCTTCAGTTTGTCACGTTGTTCTTCAGTTCCACAGTTTTCTTTAAGGTCTTCCAAATCGTCACAAATAATCAAATCAGGACGGGAACCATTCCAGTTCTTACCCCGCAGGGCCTTTCCTGTGGAACTTGCTTCAACCAAAGTAAGAAGCTTTTGTTCCCCATCAAGGGTTTCATGCCATGCAATGAATGCTTCACTGTTGTCCCTTGGGTTTTCTTGCTTCTTTGGGGAAAGCAAAGGACCAAAATCCTCACGTAATTTCTTGTTATGCTTCAATTGCATTGAAATCCATTCTATGTTCTTCATTGCTACATCAGGAGTGATTGAAATGGCAATGATGTATTTTCGTTTGCGGAAACAAACTTCCCGAATGGGGAAAGCCTTTGATAAATAAGTTGATTTTGCGTGACCACGAGGGGCGGCACGGACAATATGGGCGTTTTTCTCTTCATTGGAAACCCTGTCCATGTCAGCACAAATTTCTTTATGAAAGTCAGCAGCATCTTCAGGGATTTCCAAGTCAAAC